TGCATCTCCAAATGTTTTATTTGTTAAAGTATCTGTTGTAGATGTTCCTACAAGTGTTGCAGAACTAACTGGTAATGTAATTGTTAAATTTCCACTATAAGAAGAATGAGGTGGAGACTGTAAAGCTGCATAATGAGCATTAGAAGATTCACAATATAATTTAATATTAGATTGAGATCCTGTATTTTTTATAGCTATCTCACCACCAGATACCATTACAGCACCTGTTATAGTTGCAGTTCCTGCTACATTTAAAGTACCTCCTGCTACAATATTAGATACAGATATATTACCTTCTATAGTAGCTGTAACACCTGTTAAGTTTGTTCCGTCTCCATAATATGTAGATGCACAGACTTTACCTGTTATTGCTATATCACCTGATACAGATACATTACTACCTGTTCCAAATGTACCTCCTACATATACTGCTCCTGTTGCGACTTGTAATGCAGTATTAATTCCATCACCTGTTTGAACATTTATTAAACTTGCACTAACTCCTTCATTAGCAGATACTGCCATTTTAAGAAGTTGTTTATAACTATTTGATACTAATTTTCCTGTTAATGTACTCATACTGTTTGCCACCATCTATATTTAGTTGTATCATCCCAAGTAAAATTTGCTTGTTCCCAAGTTTCATTTCTACCTAAATCATCTACTCTAGCATTTCTAATAGTAGGATCTTCTCTTAAAGTTGGAGCTTGATTTTGGGGATGATTTTTTAAATCAAATGCACCATCAAAACATTCAGGACATCTTAATGTATCATAACTACTTAATCGCATAACACGCATAGCATATACAAATCCACAAGAGTCACACATTGCTATTGCTTTTCTATCAGTTGCCATTATACACTTCTTAATTTAGGTTTAAAATAAATACTTGCTCTTTCTTTGTCTTCTTCCATTGCTCTGCCTAATAATTCTTCATAGTTACTTTTTAATATAGCTATCTTACTTTCAGGTACACCGACTCTTTTTAATCCCATATAGTAAGCTAGTCCTGCAGTTAAACAAGGTAAAAATCTAGCAGGAGCATCTGCATTTTGATTAAAAGATTTATTAACATCTTGTACTTGTCTAATAGCTTCAACATTTAATACACCAATATTATTATCAGGAATAGGATATAAAAAGATAGTTGGATTCGATAAATCTCTTTTAACTGCATATTGTGTTGGTCTTCCTGTCTGTGACTTTTCAGGTATAACATTATATTCTTCAAATGTTATTCTTGTTAATTGTGTATCTGTAGCACCTGCACTTGCTCTATATGTAACTATTAATGCATCATTTACTGAATCTGCTAATGCATATGTTGTTACACTTGTATCTACAGTAACTGCAGTTGTAAAGATACTCCATAATAGTATACCACGATTTTGCCAATCATTCAACATTAAATTAATAGAACGTCTAGCAGATTTAGGTTCATGTCCTAATGTCTGCTCACCACCTATCATTTCTGTAGCTTCTTGTATAATCTCATCTATATCAAGATTAAAATTATATGTACCTGATGTTGCCATTATTTTCTAGTCCTTTTTAAATATGCTTTAGCTGCTTTAGCTAATCTTGCTTGTTCTGGCTTCTTACCAAATCTAGCTCTTTGTTCTAATACAGTTAGTATTTGTATTTTTCTAGCATAAGGTTTTTTAATTCTTTTAACTTTAGCTATAGTTTTTTTTGCATCTGCTACAGTTGCATACTTAATACTTACTGTATCCTTTGGATTCTCATCTGTATATAATCTACGACCAGAACCTTTAGGCTTTTTTCCTGTTCCTACTTTTGGGTCTTTTCTTTTTCTCATTCTTTTTCACATAGTTTGCAATTATCTTAGCTTGACCTGCATGAAGTCTAGAAGCTTTTTTTAATTGTTTAGGTAATTTTTTTAATTGTTTTACCATATTATATTCTTCCTTTTGTTTTTTAAATACGAATAATGTTTGATTATTCATAACACACCTCCTAATTAAAGTTAGTGCGTTTCTTCGATACCTACTTCCAACTCAATGAGTCAAACGATTATTTCTTTTTTCTTTTTTTAAATGTTGCTACATTTCTAGGTCTACCACCTGGATTACCTGCAGCTCTTTTTCTTTTGACAGCACTCCTTATTTGTGATTTAGTCATTCTATTTGCAGTAGCTCTTGGTACACATTTAGGATATTTTCTTTTACTTGTTTTTGTAGATTTTCTACCACAAGCTTGAAACTTTCCTTTTTTCTTTTTAGCACCTATATCTACCCAGTCACCTTTAGGTCCTTTACCAAACCAAGCAGTAAGACCACCTGTAGGTTTAGGCATAGCCACCACCACGTTTCTTATAAGTACGTACCAACCATCCATTAGCATATGCACTTGGATAAACTTTAAACTTACGTTTAGCTTCTGCTTTTACTCTTGCATATAATGCAGGATTAGTTGGCTTTGCACCTTTTTTCTTTTTAGTTTTTTTCTTAGCAGCCATTATTTTTTTTTCTTTTTCTTAACTGTTTTTTTCTTTTTACCTCTACCTAACAAAGGTACTTTACCACCTTTAGCCATATATTTAGAACCTTTAGCCATGTACTTTGTACCTTTAGCCATATACTTAGTTTTTTTCATTAGTTTTCTCCTTGTATAAATTGTTAAATGTTACATCTGGATCTGTATAACTATCATGTATTTCTGCAGAATGTATATATTGACTTGGTGCAAAATCTGGTGCACCTTCACCAGCAACCCATAATGCAGGATTAGTTACTCTAACTCTATTATTAGGTAGTGCTACAATATTACCAGTCCACTTACCAGCATCTGTTAATTGTAATACATGACTTTGCTTATGTTGTGCAGGGTCATCACTTATATAACTATCTGTATAATCAACTGTAAACATATATCTACCTTTATAAAACTCTCCACCTATTTTACAATACCAAGGACTAGAACTTATTCTATCCATCACTATTATTGAGTGACCTCTTGAAGAACAATCCCAAGGTTGGGCTAAATGTGTATCCATCCTATCTGGCATTTGTTCTAATACTTCATCAGCTATTAAAGCTGTTATTGGTAGACGTGCCCACATTGCACCACCTACAGTATTGTCTTCTTCTTGTATACCAGTAAATACAACTTGAAAACTTAAACACCTGTCTGGTATTGTATTTACTGCAATCGCTAAACCATGTAAATGTTCACCATGATATTTTAAATGGTTATGCGTAAACTCTTTTCTTACCCAACATTTGAAATGTGGAATATTGCTTATTAGATATGACAATTAACACCTCCATCTTCTCCTTGCTTGTCTTAATCTTGAATTAGGATTTTTGGCTGCTTTAGGAAACTTCTTCATTTGTCCTGCAGATCTAGCACAAAAACTTTTTCTTCTTTTAGCTCTCTTTCCTGTTGGGCTTTTTTCCGTCACAGCAGTTTTTAATTTGCTGCCTGGATTCTGTCTTCTATATTTAGCAACACCTGCTGCTGTTAGTCCAGCACCACTTTTAGTAGGTCTTTTATGACCACCACCAATAGTCATGCCTTTCATTCCTAGTCCTTTTCTTTTTCTTTTCTTAGGCATTTGTTGCTCCATAACCTCTAAGTGCTTGTCCAACACCTCTAGGTTTTTGTTGTTTTCTTTTTTTAAGTTTTTTATTTTTTATTATTTTAGGTATAGGTCTTTTCTTTTTTCTTTTCTTAACAAGACTAATTAAACCACCTCTTCTAAAACTTAAATCTTCTATTTGATCTAAACCTCCCTCAATATTTAATAAATCTTCTGCTTCTTGTGTAGGAGTTTCTTCTGCAAGTAAACGAGTTCTTCCTTCTACTGGTACATCTACATCACCTGCTATTTCTTCTGGTGTTAATGCTTTACCTCTTAAACGATCATACATTATAGAAGTAGGTTCTCCAAAAGCTTCTACAAAATCTTGTTTAGCTTCTCTTTCTGCAGCTGCTACAGAAAAACCTTGATCTAAATATTGACTTTTTAAACTATCATAAAATTCTAAATTTTGATAATACTCTCTTTTAACAGGAGTTGGTAAATTATCAGGATTAGCAATAGTCCAAGGTAAAACTCTTCCTCCTTGTTCTACTGGTTTTGTTACCTCTTCAGCTAATGGAGTACCTCTACGTGATCTAGGTGCAACAGTTGGTTGACCAGTAAATACACCACCACGTTCTGCATCTCTTGCTATAGCTTCTTCTTTTTCTAATTTTCTTAAATAGTCTACAGTTTTTTTAGGTAAAGGTCTACCTGGATATTTAGCTTCATAAGCTCTTATTTTTGCTACCTGTTCTTGATATTCTTGTAAAAGT